GGTGACGGCGATTGCGAAGGAAATCTAGCGGGCGGAGTTGCCGGACGGACTTGACTTTCTTTTATTGGCAACTCGGTAAATGAAAGGGAGGAAAAACATGCAAGCAGCAGAACGCGCGGTCATGATCCGAGGAAATGTGCTTTTGTACGGAGCGAAGGCCCCCTATGAGAATTCCGGCGTCTCGATCCGCGGAGCACTGGAATTCGATCAAGACGAAGACAAGATTCGCTGCCACGAATGCGGCGAATGGTTTGCTGCTCTTGGCAATCACATACGACTGACACATGGGATCACGGTCGCGGAATATAAACGAACGCACGGGCTCGCCAAGTCGACTGCGTTGATTTGCGAGCGCGTCCGTGTGGGATTTTCGACGTGGGCACTAAAGATGAATCGGCTGCACGGCAATTCGTTCAACAAACGTCCAGCCATTGTGAAAAACCGAAAAGCTGGATACTCACCATCTGCCGAATATTTAAATGAAAAGCACATCTGCCCTGCCCAACTGATCGAGAAACTCCGAACTATCGCCACCACTGTCGGACACACGCCAAGCGGAAAGGAATTAAAGGAGCACGGCGTCGGCCTGGAGACGCTGAAATTCAGATTCGGATCTGTCGCTAAAGCACACTACCTGGCCGGCCTAGAGCCAAATAGAACGGGAGTGCACGTTACGCCGAGCCGCGTTCCGCCGCGCCTCAAATACAGCGATGAAATGTTGCTCGAACTCCTAAGAAATTTCATCAGCATACACGACAGGCTGCCAACGTCTAGTGATGGGCGAAGATGTTTGATGCCTAGTCGAAACACGTTCTCCAACCGATTCGGAAGCTGGAAGGCGGCACTACGACGCGCAAGGATCATTAAAGTCGCCAGAGGAAGAAAAGGTTCGCGGACGATGGATAAATGGTACATCGTCAAGAATCTCAAGGACTCGCGTAATGAAAAAGCAGAAAGACAAAACAGAGAAACCGCGCATCGTTGCGGTCAAACAACTCGCGACGATCCTGAATCTCACGACCGCTAGAATCCATCAGCTCGTTCAGGAAGGTCTGCCAAAAAAACTCCGCGGGAAATACGACCAGGATGAATGCACCGGATGGTACATCCGCTACCTGCAGGCACTCGTCGAGAAAAAAGCCATCGTCGATCCCGGCGGCGAAGTGCTCGCGAACGAACGCGAGTCACGGCTCCGTTTGCTCAAGGCCGACGCGGACCTGCGCGAGATCGAACTGGCTCGTGAGCGCGGCCAGCTCGTCACCATCGAGGAAGTCGAGAAGGAACTCGCCGACCTCATCCTCAGCAGCAAGGCGCGCATCATGGGCGTCGCGCCGCGCGTCGCGCCGGACCTGGTCGGAGAAACTTCTCGCGTCATGGTGCAGGCAAAAATAGAAAAAGCGCTGAAGGAAGCTCTCTTGATTTTGTCGAAGCGGGAGACCAGCAGTCCTCAAGGAAACGATTGAAACATGCAGCAAGTTTCCACGCACGAATCGGCAACCGCCAATTTCCAGACCATGCTCCGCAGGGTCTGGAAGCACTACGAACCTCCGCCTGATTTGAGCGTGAGCCAGTGGGCCATCCTCAATCGCGTGCTTCCGAAAGGCACGACCTCCAGGCCTGGTCCCTTCAAGCCGGAGGCCTTCCAGATCGAACTCATGAACGTGGTCCTCGATCCGAACGTTCACGAGGTGGTGATCATGAAGAGCACGCAGATCGGCTACTCCGACGCGGTGATTAACAATATTTGCGGTTACTTCATCGACGCCGATCCGAAGCCGGTGATGCTGGTGCAGCCGACCATCGACAACGCTCGGGACTACGGAAAGAAAAGAATCACGCCGATGATCGAGAACTGTCCCGCTCTCCGCGCGAAAATCAAACCGCCGACGTCGCGCCGCGCGGGGAACACCCTCGCGCTCAAAGAATTCCCCGGCGGCTTCCTGAAACTCACCGGCGCGAACTCCGGTGCCGGTCTCCGCTCGGACCCCGTGCCAATTGTGCTGCTGGATGAAATAGATGGATACCCATTAGACGTTGAAGGTGAGGGCGACCCCATCGCCATCGCGACACGCCGCACGGATGCTTACGCCGATTTCAAAGTCGTGAAGGGTTCGACGCCGGCGAAGCCGAAGGGACTGTCGGCCATCGAGCGCGACTTCCTCCGCAGCGATATGCGGCGGTTCTTTGTGCCCTGCCCTTTTTGCGCGTTGAAGCAAGTGCTCTGGTGGAGAGATCCGGTAACGAAGGAATACCGCCTCACTTACGAAACTAACGCGGATCACCAAGTCAAACCCGACAGTGTCGCGTTTGTCTGCGCCGGATGCAAGGGGAAGATAGCCGAGAGATGGAAGCAGCAGATGCTCAACGGGGGAGCCTGGATTTCCGAGTTTCCCGACCGGCCGGTCGTGGGGTTCCACCTCAACGCTCTCTATAGTCCCTGGCGGGAGAACTGGTTCGCTCTCGCGCAAGAGTGGCATGAGGCGAACCGCGAGAACAACCCAGAAAAGTTGAAGGCCTTCATCAACCTACGGCTTGGGGAGACCTGGGAGGAGCAGGGGGACTCCGTCGAGGCGCTCACTCTGAAATCGCGCCTCGAAGACTACCCGGCGGAGGTCCCCGATGGCGTGGGCCTCTTGACCGCGAGCGTCGACGTGCAGAGCGACCGGCTCGAGTGCGTGGTCAAGGGTTGGGGCGCCGGCGAGGAAAGCTGGCTCATCGCCTGGCAGCAAGTCTTCGGCGATCCGGGGCAGGAGGAAGTCTGGAACGAGCTCGATACGTTTCTGCTGGACACGTGGGAACACGTCTCCGGCCAGAAGGTGAAAATCACCTGCACGATGATCGACTCCGGCGGTCAGCACACGGACTCCGTCTACAAATTTGTACGCGCGCGGCAGGGGCGAAAGATTTTCGCTCTCAAGGGGTCCAGCGAAACGGGGAAGGAAATCATCGGCAAGTTCTCCGTCAACAATGCCTACCGCGTGAAGCTCTTCACGATCGGGACGGACACGGCGAAGGACCGCATCTTCGCGCGCCTCAAAATTCCCGCTCCCGGTCCAGGCTACATGCATTTCGGCGGCTTCGCCGAGGATGAATACCTGGCGCAGCTCACCAGCGAGAAAGCGGTGAGGCGCTACAAGCGCGGCCGCGGCACGGTCAGGGAGTACGTGAAGACGCGCGCGCGCAATGAAGCGCTGGATCTTGAGGTCTACGCACTCGCAGCGCTGTATGTGCTCGGCCAGGCCACGATCCGCAAGCTCGGGGAGCTGGCAGCAGCGCTTCGAATTCCACCGACCGAGCCTTCCGGCGGGGCACAGGGCGGCACGGGCGGGTCATCCGGGGGTCAGGGGCGGGGCGGACGGGGGTCTTCGTGGGTCAATGAGTGGTGAAAGCTAGGTGTTTTTCTTGAGACTCGCCAGATACTGCGAGATCGCTTCGCGAACGAGAAATCCCACGGATCGCTCGTTCTCGCGCCCTAGAGCCTCAAGAGCGGCTTTTTGTGCAGGCTCGACGAGAGCGAATATGGCGACCTTCCCATTCTTACCCTTGGGTTTCTTCATGGATGCTCTTTTTACCCCTATAAGGCACATGTTGTCAACAGGATAGCTAAAGATAGTCTTTTGGTACTAAAGTTCTATTGCTTACACATATAGAACTATATAGACTGTCTTTAGTGAGGGCAACCATGAAAAACGAACAAGCAATCGAAAACTTCGAACGGATGAAAGAAGAATTTCTGATGACCAACCCGGTCCTGGACTTCTGTGCGTGCGGCGACCTTGCGGTGACGATCAAAGCCGGACCGTATACGGGGAAACCCTTCCAGCTCTGCGCTGAACATTCTTCGCTATGGACCGAACAGCGGCTCGGCATCACGCCGGAACGGAAGGTCGCGTAATGACTGACTACATGATTGTTGCCTGGGAAGAGAGAGTACGTGCACGCGAATCCGAAGGGTTGACGCGTAGTGACGCGCAAGCGGTCATTGACGCGGAAGATAGCAAGGCGGAGAACTCTAACTCAAAAGCTCTTCACGCTCTCGCGGATTACTTCGAGCTCGCTTTCGCGCTACCGAGCAAGGCTGAAATCGTTCCGCGTCCCATCCGCACTGGCGGTCCTCTCCCAAAGCCGCTTGCGTCCATCGAAACGCTCTTGAAGTACGACCGCCCTTATCCGGCGTTCACCCCGGTCATTCTGTTTGACCGTTCGCTGTGGCAAAAGTTCGTCGCTCTATTTAAGCGGAGGAGCCAATGATGAAGAACGGGGTACCCAACGACGATGTAATGATCCTCACCACGCAGGACGTTCGTCGGCAATTGAAAATCATTGCCGCCGTCACGAGGGAGACCATGAAGGAAGTCCTCGTGCGCCTGGTCGCCGAGGAACTGAAGCGCGTAGCGCCGGAGGTGAATCTGTGAACGACCAAGTCATCGGCATGGCGGTTTTTGTTCTCTCATTCTGCCTGCTCATCTACTTCGCGCGCGAGTCCTGGCGCGCATTCGTCTCCCCGGACCTCAAGTCCGATGCGGCGCGGCTCCGGGAACAGCGGCGCCGGCGGAAGGCAGCAAGGAGGCAAACATGAGCGAAGGAAAAACTCCGAAGGAAATCAAATGGGAGGCCTTGATCCGCGGGCAATGGAGACCAGTGTCTCGCGACTATCTTTTGTTTCACGTCATCGGCACCAAAGAGTTACAGGCATACCGGAAAATAAAAGACAACGACGAACCTGAGCGCGAATCGGAGACCGTGAATGAGCACTCTCGACGATAAGGTGTTCCGAAAAATGCTATCGGAAGTCGTCCGAGATATTGCGGACAAGATCGACCGCGGGGACGTCTCCGCGCTGGAGTTCGAATTGCTTCCGCTGGCGGCCTGCCCCCCTGGATACGCCATCCATAAGATCACCTTCCAGGTTCGGAGATCCTCTTGAAATCATTCATCGTCACCGCCTATTTCCCCGAGGTGAAACCCGCGCATGCGGCGTGGCAGACCATCACCGTGACCGCCTTTGATTTCACCGTCGCGGCCACGCGCGCACTCCAAAAAATGCGATTGCTTCCCGGTGTTGCTGGAAAGCACATCACCGAGGTCCGTATCACGATCAAGCAGTCCGGTACAGAGTTAAACTCAGGTTCTGGAGGACAATCATGAAACTCGCCATCGCTGGCTTCATTATGCTAGTAGCGTTTTTGGCCATCAAAGTCATGTACAAGGCATCACAATCGGAACTCGTCGAGCACGCGCAGAAGGCTCAAGTCGAGCAGCAAACGCGCCCGCGTGACCTCGAACTCCTGAAGCGTCCTGCCGTCCGCGCTGCATGCACAACACATTCCGATTGGACGATGGAGGACTGTCAAACAATCGATCAGAAGCGAGTCGCGATTGGAATGACGGCCGAGCAGGTGCGGCTCTCTTGGGGAAAGCCGCAACAGATCAACGCCACGATTTCCTCACAAACCCATCGCGAGCAGTGGGTCTATGGCGTGCACCAGTACCTGTACATGCATGAAGGAGTTCTGCGCTCGATGCAGGTTCCGCGCTAAAATAGAACCCGTCCTCCCTCCCTTCCATCCACGGCTCCCGCTTCCCCCGATCCGGGAGCCGTCTCCCATTTACTTCCTGACCTTGTGTACTGAGACTCTGGTAGCACAATAGATAGTGGTGCGCTTATCTTTGAGCGCAATGCCCCCAATTATTCCCGATGTCGTGCCGGATCATTTCACCGCCGGCACGACTGTCAAGTTCACCCGTTCGCTCGACGATTTTCTCCCTTCGGACGGGTGGACCT